ATGAGAATGTGGCTATGTCTGGAATGAATTATAGATTTTTTGCTGAACAAAGAAGCGTACAACCTGCGTTTAGAAAGAACACAAGAGTATATTCGTGTATTTTGCTCAGTAATAACATTTCTCATAAATGGCGAGGCAGATATAACGAAGATACAGATTTGTCAATAAGAATTCTGAAAGATGGCTATTGCACGATATTGTTTCAAGCATTTCTGTGTGATAAAGCGGCGACAATGACAATGAAAGGAGGAAATACAGAGGATCTATACGAGATTGATGAAGGTCGTTTAAAGATGGCTAAATCGTTATGTGAACAGCATCCCGATATTGCAAGAATATCGTGGAAGTGGGGCAGGTGGCAACATCATGTAGACTACGATCAATTTAAACGTAATAAACTTGTAAAGAAAAAAGATATAAATATAAAAGATGGAATTAATAATTACGGGATGATATTGAAAAAGATGTAATGGACAATAAAGACCCATTTGAGATACTACGCAGGTTAATTGACAGCGGGATAAAAGACTTTGATGGTGACGGCTTTTCTGTCCGAGACGGGGTAGTAGTCAAGGTAAAGATTCCGAACGGGCAGGACAAAGAAGGTAATACAAAGCACATAGTAGTAATAAGATGATGCTGACTTAGTGCGGAGCCGCAAGGTACCCGTGAACAGAGGCATTTCTATTAACACAATAGGAGTGTCTTTTTTTATGGGCACAGATCGGAGACAACATGGGATTCAAAGACCGAAAGATAGACGGATTGACAGAAGATGAGTTTGACAAGCTAACACTTGTATTGGGATTAGTCAACCACGGGTGGAGTTATCGGAAGATAGGCAGGATACTTATGCACTCGGACATGACGATTAAGTCTATGTATGGCAAAGCTTTACAATTAAAAGATGATGGTAAATTATGCAAAACAGCTAAGAGTGAGAGGGTAGTTAAGATTGTATACGTAGGTGGAAGTAATGATTTGGATTATATAGCGGGGCATGAGAGTTATTCTGATGCTGGCGGCGGAAGAAGAGTAAGACCTGTTAGATATAATGATAATTACGAGATAGAATCCTAGAGTCGAGTCTAAAGCCAGGTGCAACTCCTGGCAGGACACCTTTTGGTGGCGTTTGGCGGTGGTGGAAGATCGTACCTTATACATAAAAACCGTTCAATATTTGAACAATTCATAAAAATGAAGATACCTTCACTAGTTCTTATTTTACTTCTACTCACTGGCTGTAACAACCAGGTGGTAGATGATACTGGAAGGTGTCACAATTCTATTACCGGAGAGTTTGAGACGTGTAGATGAGAGATCTTTATCGTTGTATGAAATGCGGGTCTATGTGGGAACATGAGCATATTAAAGGCAAACCACGAGCACAAAGCCCATGCTCAAAGTGTGGCAGTCTTTATTGTAATTGGCTGAATGCAAACCAACAGCTTGGGGTGTGCCGATGAACTGGGCAAGTGAAAAGCGGAACATAGCCGAGCTAACACCGGCCGAGTACAACCCTAGACAGCTAACGGTAGATCAGGCCAAACAACTCAACACATCATTAGAGTCGTTTAACCTTGCTGATCCTATTATTATTAATAAGGACAATAAAATAATCGGCGGGCATCAGCGTATTAATATATTAAAACAACGAGGAGTATCTGAGGTTGACGTGAGAGTACCGGACAGACAACTTACAGACGATGAGGAAAAAGAGCTTAACCTACGCCTTAACAAGAACTTAGGTGAGTGGGATTACGATTTATTAGCTAACTTTGACGAGGATTTATTATTAAATGTAGGCTTTGACTCTAAAGAGCTAGATAGAATATTCCAATTAGAGCCAGAGGAGAAAGACGACGACATACCAGAGGACGTACCAGCCACTACAAAGCTAGGTGACATCTATCTACTTGGTAATCATAGGGTTATGTGCGGCGATAGCACGAAGGTTGAGGATGTGGAGAAGCTGATGGATGGGAAGAAGGCAGATATGGTGTTTACTGATCCGCCGTATGGGATGGACTTAGATACTGATTACAGCAAACTGAAAGGAACAATTAAAAGTCCTAATGCAAAAGGGTATAAGTGGGATAAGGTTATTGGAGATGATTCTGTTTTTAACTTTAAAGCATTTGAATGGCTAGATACAAAAGAACAGTTTTGGTGGGGTGCAGATTATTATTTTAATCAACTTCCTACTGGTGGGGGTTTATTTGTTTGGCAGAAACGAGATAAAGCAGATGAAAAGATGATTGGGAATGATTTTGAATTATGTTGGTCAAAGCAAAAACACAAGAAAGCAACATTTTGGAAAAGATGGGTTGGATTTGATTCGGTTGAAAAGGGAGAAAAAAGAAAGCATCCAACACAGAAACCAGTTGAATTATGTGTTTGGTTTATAGATAAGTTTAGCATCTATAAAAGTATAATATTAGATTTATTTCTAGGTTCAGGAAGCACCCTAATAGCCTGTGAGAAAACAAACAGAATATGTTACGGCATGGAATTAGATCCAAAGTATACAGACGTGATTGTCAAACGATGGGAAGATTATACGGGACAGAAAGCTACTAAATCGTCATGAAACGAACAAAAGAGAAAACTGATGAGATATTAGGATACTTCCGAGACGGTGCTACGTTAGTATCAGCGTGTGATAAAGCTGGTCTTCATAGGACAACACTTTACACATGGCGTAAGTCTGATCCTAAATTAAATGCAGATATTGAAGAAGCACAGACCTCAAGGGTACAGCTAGTTATAGACTCGTTATACTCACAGGCCATGAAGGGTAATATAACTGCGTGTATATTTTATTTAAAGAATCGTGCAGGATGGGCTGATAAGCAGGAAACCGATCTAAATGTAACTGTAAATTTATCTGATTTCTTAAAGAACATTGAAACTCAACAAGCAAGAACAAGCGTTTCTCAATATAATTGACAATGATCCCATTGCCTTATCCAAGAAGTTATTCAATTCAACTCTTTGGGACAAGCAAGAAGAGATCGTTAGATCAGTATGGGAGAATGAACGAACAGCAGTCAGGTCATGTAATTCCGGTGGTAAGTCAAGGGTTGCTGCCGAGATAGCTCTTTTATATCTTTTATCATTTAGACCGAGTAGAGTCATAACTACAGCTCCTACCTTCTTACAGGTAGAAGAGATACTCTGGAAAGAGATAGCCAGTTTGTACAGATCATCAGCGTTTCCAATAGGTGGTCAGTTGAACCGGACGTCTCTTGAGCTAGGGACAATAAAGAACAAGCCCTGGGACGCATCGGGAGTATCGACTAATGAGGTTAACAGGTTTCAAGGGTTTAAATCTGCTCATTTGCTAGTAATCCTGGATGAGGCGTTAGGGGTAGCTCCTGAGATATGGGAGGCGATGGAAGGACTCGTACCTCATAGAATACTGGTCATTGGTAATCCGTTAGATGGCGTGGGTGACTTTTACAACTGTTTTAGTTCGCCGTTGTACAACAAGATCTGTATCTCAGCTCTTGAGTGTATAGCTTGGCAGAACGAGCATGGAGAGATTCCAGGGTTAGTTAGTCAGAAGTGGGTAGATGAAAGAGCGGCTGAGTGGGGACATGGCAGTCCTTTATATCAGTCTAGGGTCTTGGGAGAGTTTCCTGAGGAAGGAGCTGATACCTTAATAGCTCGGAAGTGGGTTGAGGAGGCAAGGCATAGGGAGCTACCAGATGATTCGCCGGAGGAAGGACCGAGGGTTGTAGGAGCTGATGTAGCTACTAAGTCAGGTATAAGCGAGACAGTAATCGGGTATAGATACGGACATACGATCTACTCAATGGAGAGCTGGCAGAACATACCTATTGATGTGACGGCTGATAAGTTACAGTGGGCGTATTCAGATCACAAACCCCATGTATTGTTTGTAGATGGTGACGGAGTAGGACAGGGAGTATCAGATATATTGACTAGGAAGAAGTTACCGGTAAGCGAGTTTCACGGAGGTTATGGACAACAAGCTATTGACTCGAACAAGTACAAGAATTTAAGAAGTCAGTTTTATTGGATAATGGCTCGCAAGTTTGAGGATGGTTTGTATTCGCTTAAACATTTATCTGACAAGTCGTATGAGATATTAAAGAACGAGTTGTGCAGTATTAAGATCTTACCTCATGATGCCTTAGGACGGATCAGAATTGAGACAAAGGACGATATGCGTAAGCGTGGGATAAAGAGTCCTGATTTTGCGGATTGTCTAATGATGTCAGAATTCGGTTGGTATATGAGCAAGTTCGCACAGACTACGGGGTATTCGTATCGATAAACTCTAAAGGAGAGTAATATGTACGTAGAGCTAAATTTCAGTTTTAAGAAGACAGGCAAGTTTGATATAGACACAGACAGGATGTGGATGAAGTACGACAATGCGTTAAACGCTTTGAATATAGACATGGTGATTGATGAAGCTAAGTTCACGACAGATGGAGACAATCACAAGATCAATGGAAGATATAAGCTAAAGCCATGAAAGAACCAATCAAGAAAGAGCTACTTAAGAGGATTGAGGCGTTGGAGGAAAAGATAGAAACAATGAAATTAACGGTGATACACAATCATTATCATACTCACAATCCAGCACCGGATCCTTTTCCACAAGTACCGACAATTCCTCCGCCAATGTGGACAGGAACACCGATTAATTGTTCGGAACAACTTATCAATCAACCTTAAGGGAGGGTATTATGAATAAAAGAGGCTTTGGTGGAATTGAGATAACAATAGCAGCAGGAGTGTTTATCGGCTTATTGTTAGGAGCTATTTATAAAGGCGGGCCTAGTCCGTTGTCTTACAGAGGGACTACAGCAGATCAGGGTATCACAGGTAATGGCGGTGTGGGTGTAGGTGGTAACTTCTGAACTTATGTTCAGTATAATGAACTCAAACCTTAAAAGGAGGTGAGTGATGTTATGTTCTAGTTGTAATAAAGTATTTAAGCGAATTGACAGGATTGAATTTGACGAGATTAATCCAGATCACAACTATCATTACGTCTGGGTAATGAGAGATAAGATCAATGATTTAGTAGAGATTGTGAATGAGATCAGGCAGAACAAACCTTAAAGAAAGGTAAAATAGAATGAAAAAGATCATTCCCTTTGGAAACAGACTATTAGTCAAGCGTCAGAAGGTAGGGGACACGTTAGGTAAGGAAGGTCTTATCATAGCACCGGATGACACGAAGGAACAGGTCACAGACTTGGCTGAAGTCGTATAC